CAGTCAGCAGAATCTGTAGGATCTCCGTCATTGACTAAAATAACACCATCACTACCTGCAACTACCCATTTGTTGTTACAATATCTTACACCATTTAAGTTTTGTGGTACAGGACTTTCTACTTGACTCCAAGAGTCACCGTCATCTGTACTAACTTGTATCATACCAAACTGTCCTACTGCTACCCATGTACCTGAGCCTTGTTGTGATCCATCTCCAGCAACATCAAACAAGTCTGTTAAGACAGGATCTCCGTTTGTAAGTGTTATAGGTTTAGATACCCAACTAGGTGGAGTACCCGGTGTATATGTAAGCATGTCACGTACTGATCTAACCATAGATCCAGTTTTACCACATGCACAAACTGTATATTGACTACCTGCATCTAAGTCATTAGCAAATACACCGTATAATGGTTGTAATACACCACTTGTTTCACTGTATGCAGATATACTACCTACTGCTGTACCTAAATCCCAATAAACTATTTGTCCATTGTCTGCAACAGCAAACTGAGAGTAATAATCATTAGTTCTTGCTAGTCCACTACCACCTGTATCTGGTGCAAAACATGCACTGTTATAAGAATACAATGGTGCGGCTGCTGGTAAGCCTGAGAAGTTAGGATTCTCATTTAATCTTAAACTATCTGATCCTGTTCCTTCACGTGTTCCTTGTGTCCATGAACCTGATCCTAAATATGATTGTATTGGTCCATATACTGCTGATCTAAAGTCAGAAGTTGCACCTGTACTAATGTAAGTGTTAACACCACCAGTAAATGTTTGATCTGTTGCACTAACTGACTGGGGCCATGTTGACCAATTGATACCACCGTCTGTACTATATAAATCTTCTCCACCATATCCATATGCGTGAATTGTTTGTGTACCTGTATAAGAACTACTACGGAAGTAACTGTGTCCTAGTACGTTAAATCCTCTGTCAAACTGCGTAGACGCACCTGATTTCCATATCTCAATCAAGTTGTACTCTGGATTAGTTGCGGCGTATAACTGCGTAGTTATACCAATAGTAATTCTACTACCTTCAGTGTATTCTACGTTTGCACTACCTTCTGGGTCTGTTGTAGGTACAATAGATGCACCACCAGATGGATAGATTGCTCTAGTATTATCAGGCCATGTTTTAGGTGTAGACCAGTTATAGAAAGGTACTTGTTCAAAAACTACTGGTGCTGTTGTACTTCTTGCTTGTGTTACAGAACCAATAACAAGTTCTGCTGTTGTAACTACGTTGGCTGCAACTGTACCTGATGTTACTGCATTGGCTGCAATTGTACCAGCAGTGATTGCGTTTGCTTGTACTGATCCAGCAGTAACTGCGTTAGCATCTAAAGTACCAGTAGTAACAGCATTTGCGGCTATTGTGCCTGCAATGACTGCATTTGCATCTATACTTCCTGCTGTGACAGCAAGTGCATCAATAGTACCTGCGACAACTGCGTTAGCGGCTATAGAACCTGCTGTAACTGCGCCTACATCAATTAATCCTGCTGTAATTGCATTTGCGGCTATCTCTGCTGAAGTAATTGAGTTTGCAACAATAGCATTAGCATTTAATGTTCCTGTTATAAGAACATCTCCATTAAGAGTACCTGATATAACAGTATTACCGTCGAGTGTATCTGTTATAATTGCATTACCATCTAGTGTGCCAGGTAAGATAGAATTACCAGATATACCTCCCATTTGTAAGATAACATCTGTTCCACTTAGATCAACAACTGGTGCTTGATTAACTGTAAAGTGTGTACTGTTAGCAACATTAGTAATGTATGTATTTGCTTGTAATTGACCGGGTCCTGATGCAATAAAAACATTTCCCCCAGCATATACGTTAGTGTATGCGTTTCCTGCATCTGTAGAGAAAGCAGTTCCTATTGATGTAACGTTTGACACGTTTACATCGAAAACTGTAGTGATTTCTGTACCTAACCATGGTATCAAAGCACTAGAAATACTTCTTACACCTGCTACGTCATTTCTTGCTGTAACAGACCAATAGTAGTCGCCTATAGGCAAGTCATTACTGTCTATTTCTACAACTGTTCCTGCTGTATAAGGATTACCTGATGATTGTGTTACTGTTCTGTATAATTGATGTGTAGATGAGTCACTATCTGTGCCATAGTTAAAATCTAAGTATAAAACAATACCTTGTGATGGTGTTGTTCCTAATATTCTTATAGCATTTAGTGATGCTTCACTAATAATGCTTACTGTAGGTGCTATAGGCGTCCCTATAATGTTAGGATCTTCTAATCCAGTATTTTCTGACAATTCAAAGTCTTCTAATGCATTATCTGCATATATTGTTTCGTTATACTCAAATGCTTGTATCTTTGCATACAAACTACCGTCTGTATCTTTAATTTCTTGTACTTGTGCTACTCTAAATAACTTACCATCAGGGAACTCAGGTGCGTCCCAACCATATTCTGCTGACGTAATTCGTATAACATCTCCTGCTTCTACTTGTATACCTGAATAGTCTGTTTGAAAACTAATAACTAAGTCTTCACGTGATTGTAAGAGTCTACGTACACCTAAATAAGCAGATTGTATGTAATTGTTTACTTGAGGAAAATCAATGTCTAGTTTATTGTCAGGTTCATTAGGACTTAAAAGTGCTGGATTGTACCAATCAGTGCCAGGTGCTGTAAAATCAAAAATTTCATAGTTAGTTTGATCTCTAATTGATTCATCTGGATATGCAACTTGTAAACTATTGTATGTTGCGTTTAGATCAATAGGATTAATGTTTATACCACCAACTAAGTTAGCATCAGTGTCATCGTATGCACTTTTAACATGATATAAGTCTGTTGTTGTTACAGCATTAGGTGCTTCGTCATACTTTTTGTTAATGACTACTTTCCATTTGTCTTCTACATCACTGTATTGCAACCAAGAATCGCATGTATCGACTAATTCTTGTAAATTGTCTAAACAATTGTTAGATACATTGACTGGACCATTGACTCTGTAACGAGCCTGTGTCGCTGTTCCTCCACCTATAGGAGTATATGTGATCGTTTGATCAGAGTAAGTATTAAGGTCGTCTAATGATGCTGTATCGATGCGAGAGAGGGGTACAGCCGCACCATATCGTGTATTAAGCAAGTAATCTTTAATTGCATCGCCCGGCTTGTTGATTGAGTTAGTTATTTCAACATCTAATGACCCTAATCCTACTGTATCTGCATCTTGGTTGTACTCTACTCTAACAATCACAAAACAAGTGTTAGTCATATCTGGACTTTGACCACCAGATGTGTATAAACTACTATTCCAACGTATGTTTGACTGAATACCACCACCAGTCGTTGCATCAGATAGTATTTGACTAGCAGTTAAACCACCAGTGTTTGTACCTGATGAACTTCCATTTGGAAACTTATAAACTTTTATATAACCAGATACTTTGCTGTCTGTTTGACCTGCATTGTTAGTCCAACTAGTTACATTATTACCAGATATGTTAAGTTTGTTTCCGTTCCAATATATGTTGCCAAATGTAAAACCACTACCTGCTGTAGAGTCTGTATGTTCTGATAATGCACAAACATACCACATAAATTTCTGATCTTGTGATATTTTTGCATCTGTAATAACTGGAGAAATATATGCTTTACCATATACTACAGGCAATACATTGTTTGTTGCCGGGGGTAATTGTACTCTTCCGCCCCCTTCTGCTTGTGACATGCCTCCCATAGCACGTTTTGCCATTATTTTACTGACACCAAACACAACAACTGTTTGCACTGCAAATGCGGCTGCCGCACTTAATCCAGCATACCAACCTGCTACTGCGTTAAAGACACCTACTACTGCGGCTACTACTTGTGGCATTCTATTCTCCTCTTGACCAGCATTTTTCGTCCATTGTATAGCCGAACTTGCTAAAATCTGTATCAAATAACGGTTCAGAAGCAGTAATTACGCCATATCTAATGCGTCCTTCTTCTATATACTCGTCTGTTTTGTCTTCATAGGCTTGCATCAATTTAAATCCTGCTGTTTTTCTAAATCCTTCGTCTACCCATAAAATAATTTGTGTTAAAATCAAAATATGTGGGGCATATAAGTGAGGATTGATAAGTCCTGCCGCCATTCCGTGTAATTTCTTTGTTTCTTCGTTTTCTACAACTAACATTGCACCTCTGCCTGCTAAAATTGTAGAGAAAATCATGTTTAAATGCGTATGATCTAACTTTTCGTAGTTATAACGCATAATATGTTCTGATTTTGCTAAGTTTTCTATCAATTCGATAAAATAAGGC